ACAGAACCTCTGACCGTTGAAAATCTTATTTTAACTGTCAACACGCCAGCCGAGGATCCAGTCTTTTATTTGGGATTACTGGAGGACGGATCGGTCGTTCCCGTGAATATTTCGGTCGTTACCGGAGATAAGAATCTCGAAGTCGAAGTATCAACTCCAGCTAGTATCTGGACGATCAATCATAACCTTGGAAAGAAACCTGCATTTCGAGTAAAAGACTCCAGCGGAAATCCTCTTTATCCAAGCTGGGATGATCCAAGCATAAATCAATTAGTTTTAACCTTTCAAGCACCCGTAACGGGTTTATTGATCCTTAATTAATGGCAAAAAAGCACATATTTCAGGGGCCAGTTGATTTTAAAAAGTTTGAAGCTCAAAACGTGAGGCTTCAAAATCTTTTTATTTATCCAGCAGATCCTTTCGAGGGTCAAGTTCTGTATCGTTCGGATCTGAAAATCGGAGCTTTCTACAATGGCGACGAATGGCTTTTGTTTGGCTTTACTGAGGAAAAAAGACAGACGTTGATTGAGATCAGTCGTCAAGTTGACGAGGAGGGAAACACAATTCAGCACGTTTTTCCTGCGACCGTAAAAGGACTGCCAGCCGAGAACGACGACGAGTTTGTTACCAAATCCCAGTTGCCTGTCGTTAGGCGGTACGGACTGATTTCTGGAGGTACGATTCAATACTCTGGAACAGGTTTAACCTATAATTTTTCGAGGGCGGTTCTGGATATCAACGGGGAATGTATTGCGGAGGCTGGTCAGGTCACTTTAGATCCTGCCGACGACGACGATCCAAGATTTGACGGTTTAGGCTGGGAGAAAGTCTCGGAAGGGATTGCGACCAGAATAAAAATAACTGGCGATGCTTTGCCGAGTCCGCCTTTTCCTCAGTTTAATCTGGAGACTCAGGTCGAGGGAATTTACGTATCGGTTCCTGCTTTGGCTGACACTCCAAGCGGAATAACGACGATAAATGTTTATCTCGAAAACGTCGAATGGATTGTTTCTTTTTCTGGCATTGGTACTGGGAACGCTGACAGCACTACCAACCCAAAAGACGGAGCGAAAGCCGTGGAAACCTCTGCGATCAGAAACGGATTTAAAATAGTCTTCGATCGAGGTTCTGTTTTGGATCTGAACACGTTGCAAAATCCAACTTTGGGCTACGATAAGAGATTGAAATCGACTCTCGGGAATAATCAAAATTTTGACGTGATCTTTTTGGATGGATCTGGAAACCCAGCTTCAAACTTGGTTCCTGTATCTTTGAATAAATCGTCAACTGCATATCAGTTTATCGCTTTCGATTTGAATAATTTCACTTTTTCGACGAAGTTGATTCGATACATTGAAATTCGATATCGTCAAAGCGGTTCAGGAACTTTCCTCGGATGCTTTATTGATAACGTGAAGATCCAAGGAGGGGTTAATCAACCTCCGGCTACTGGAGCAAAAGGCGATAAAGGTTGGTCGCCTATTTTAGCCGTGATTTCTGACGGAGAGCGGAGAGTTTTACAGGTCGTGGATTGGACTGGAGGCGAAGGAACAAAACCAGCGACAGGTCTTTATGTCGGGGTCAGCGGATTGGTTTCAAACATTGCCTCTGGAATTGATATTCGGGGAGGGGCTGGAGCCGATGGAATAGACGGAGACGACGGGGCGGATGGCAGACAAGTTGAAATAAGAAACTCAGGAACCTTTATTCAGTGGCGATATGTGGGCGATCCTGACTGGATTAATTTGGTATCGCTGGAGGATATTACTGGAGACAATGGAGATGACGGCAGAGAGATTGAACTTCAAGTCAATGGTTCTGACATGCTTCAATGGCGGTACGTTGGCGACCCGACTTGGATTGACTTATTCGATTTAACTACTATCGGAGGAGGCGGAGGCGGAGGAGGTCACGTCATAAAAAGTGACGGAACTCCGTTAACTCAAAGAGCTGGATTAAATTTCTCGAATCGTTTTGTAATTACAGACGACTCTGGGAATGACGAAACCGATGTCGATATCGACACAAACATAATAGCAACGAGAGCCTATGTCGACGGAGGCTCTGGAGTATTTAACGTCGCTTCAAGACTTTATCTTTTCAATAATTACTAAAAATGAGCGCAAACATAGCACCGATATTCACTTTAGTTCCTGAGATAAAACAAGCGGTAATCACTTTACCGACAACCGATAAAACTGGAGCGACTCCAGCTAATTTGGTCGAGCTCGTAACTGGAGCAACTGACGGAACCAAGGTCACTTGGATAAAATTTAAACACGTTGCGAATTCTACTTCTGGGATTTACCTGATTTTTATAACGAACACGGCTGGTTCAAATCCTAGGCTTTACGCTGAGCTAGTAATCACAGCTAGAACATCCTCGGCTTTGGCGACAGGTATAACAGACGAAAACACAATTTTTGTTTCAGATTTACAGTTAAAATCTGGCCAAAAAATACTTGTCGGATCAACGACCACAACCTCAAATATTCATGTCACGGCTCAAATAGGAGACTACTAAAATGTTTAAAGGATTTAGTAAAAGCCAAAATTTTAACGGTTTTCCAAGCTTGGGATTTCAAGCAAGAAGTAGGTCTCAAATGAATCTTTATTCTAAAGACAAGGCTATTTTTTGGCTCGATGCAAACGATGGACTTCCGTCTGGAACGGTTAATAATTCACTCATGCCTTTTTGGAGTGATAAAATATTTGGAGCTAATTATTCACAATCAGATGTAACGCTTCAACCAAGATGGACTCAATCAGACCCTCTTTTTAACGGTTTGCCTGTTATAAATTTTGATATTGGAAATAAAGGTCTAGTCGCTAATAATTTACAAGCCCCTCCATTTGCTGGAGATGTTACGGTTGCGATTGTTTATCGAGGATTAACTCAAACAAACGTAGGCGGAAGCCCGTATCCAGTTGCGACTATTTTTTACGATCAAGCTTTTGGAAATTCTACAAGAAACAACTTTTATGGGTATTGCTGGAGGACAGGCACAAGAGTTCAATCAGGCTTTCATTTTGGTACTGATCCAACACCTGCAAAAAGCGCCTCAGCCATTGCGAATACAAATCCCGTGATTGCTGTAATTTCAAAAGCCGGATTTGTAGGTAACGGAAGTATTTTAACTCCAGATTTTAATAATATTCTTTTTGCTGGCAGATTAACTGTTTTGGGCTCGAATAATTTATATGGGACTGGCGCTGTCATGCAGATAGCCGAAATAGTGGTTTATAATCATAATTATGAAAATTCGGCTTGCTTAGAAATATGCAATGAATTAAACGCAAAATATGCTCTTTACTAAAAACCTTTAAAAATGCCCTCAGCTCTATTCGCAAAACTAGGTATTAAACAAACGACAGCTTTTGGGATTCACATGGCTATGTATGGAACCCCGACACTGTATTTTATTCAAAACTATTTACTCAACGATTTGCCAGTACATTTCCAGAGGTATGTTTTTTCAGACTGGCCTTTCCTTACCAGTTTGACGCTCTTGGTGCTTTTGGATACTATTGTCGGGGGAATTGGTGCTTTGTTGAATAGGGTTTGGAATGAGGAAAAGCAAAAATTTGAAAGCGAGTTTTCAGGCCGAACGCTTTACAAAAAGCTGGGGACGAAAACATTTGGAATCACGGTTTATGTGATAAGTATTGGTATCCTCAAAAATACCGTGATTGACGGGGAGCAAAACCTTCTTTCGGACTTGGTTGATTCTGGTTTTTACTCTGTGATGATCGGTTTTGAGCTTGCTTCGATTTTGAGAAACACTTATAAAATTTATCCTTTTGATGTCTTAAAGTGGGCACTGGCAAAGCTGGAGGTATTTTATGACAAAAGGACGGACAGAGTTAAAACCAATAACGAGGAATGAGTTTACAAGCTATTCAAACCAAAATCGGCACAATCCCAGACGGGAAATTTGGTGCCCAAACATCCAAGGCACTCCAGAGGTTCCTTGGTTTAAATATTGTCGAGGCCTCCCATTTTATCGGTCAATGCTGGCACGAAAGCGGGGGTTTTGCCCGATACGAGGAGAATTTGAATTACAGTGCTGAACGGTTGCTGGTAGTTTTCCCGAAATACTTTACAACCCCAGAGGCACGGGCTCGGGCACTGGTAAACAAAAAGCCAGATTTGAGGCCTTTGGCTTCCGAGTATGCAAACAAACCCGAAATGATTGGGAATTTGGTTTATGCGAACAGGATGGGAAACGGAGCCCCAGAAACAGGCGATGGGTTCCGACACAGAGGGCAAGGACTTATCCAGCTCACGGGCAAAACAAATCAATTTCGGTTCGCTGATTTTATAGGCGACCAGCGAATAAAAAAAGATCCTTCTTTGATAGGTCGGGTTTATGGTTTGGAAAGTGCTGACTACTTTTTCAAAACAAACGGGGTCTATCAGCTTTGTGACGACATGAGGCCTGAAACGATACGGGCTGTCACGCTAAGGATAAACGGGGGGACAAACGGGCTCCAAGACAGGGAGGATAAAACTTTAATCGCTTTCAGATGGCTAAGCTCAAAATAATCCTTTTTGCCTTGGCGCTGGGGGCTTGCTCCCCAAAAGTGCTCACGAACGAGCGGACTATTCGTGATTCGGTTATTTACACAACTGTCGAGAAAGAGGTTCTTTTACCAGCCTACTCAGCAACCAGTCACCCGATAAATCTGGACAGCCTTGCGACACTTTTGAGGCAGGGGGTTGACCCGAAAATAATTGAGCGAACGCTGGTAAGGGAAGACCCAAAAACGAAACAGCGGGTCGGGATTTTAATTGACAGCCTAGGGAACTTGATTGCAGTTTGTGACCAGCAAGAGCGGATGATAAAGGTTTTACTGGAGGAGAGGCAATTATTGAGAAAGGAGTTTGAGCGGGTTGTGGTGCAAGAGCGGGAAAATGTTTTTGAGAAGCTTTGGGAATATGTCCGAAACACTCTTTTCCTCATTGGTGCCGTGCTTTTGCTGGGGCTGGGTTTAAAGTTTTTGAAATAGCTATTTTCAGGGGGCTCTCAGCCCCCGTTTTTTTGTCTGGTATATTGACACCATTTCGAAAAGATAATGCCGTGTCGGGCAAATCGAAGATTTTTTACTGTATCACTAAAAATTATATCCCGAAGATTTGGACTGTATTGTTTCCAGTTATACATTTGAGCCAGTTAAATGATTCAACCATGAGAGCGACAGGCGAGATTAACCAGAATTTTAAGATTAAAGTAAACGGCAAGAATTTCAACGGCAAAAGCATCAGCAAGCTCGTCGGAGTGCGGGGCTTGGTTGCTTTAGTTGGAGAGGAGCTGGCTGAAAAGTTTGTTGAGCGGGCTTTTACTGAGGGTGCCGACGTGACGACTTGCAAGTTGAGACGGGGGCTTACGGTGCGATTTTACTCTTTCTAATTTATAACCAGTTAACCAAAAAAACATGAAAACAGCGATTAAAACCTTTGAACAGTTTAGCGAAGCGGTGCAAGCTTTAGCGGGCGACAAATATTTTGCCGTCAAAATGGAAAAAACGGTTTACACTAAGCACGAGGACAGGAAGCGTGATAGTGATTATCATTACCAGTGTTATGTCGACGGTCAAAATTGGTACTCTGGCAGAACCCCAGAGCTGGCAATCGAAAATCTGAAAAACGGCATGGGTATTAATACCAGCAAACCAATCGAGGCCGAAATAAAATAAACCTTTTGGGGGCTGGGTTTAAAGCCCCCGTTTCTTTAAAATTCATCAGTTAACCAAAAAACAGTTTAAAAAATGGAAACTTTAGCAGACGTAACGATTGCAAAATTGCAAAACAAGATCAGACACAGTGCCCCAAATGGGGAGCGGGCTTTTGAAAAGCTTGTAAGTGAGGGCAAAGTATCTAGGGATTTTATTGCTCCAGTGGGTACCAATAACTCACAGCGAAATCAGGTTATTGATTTTGATGCGAACGGGGTTGTGAAAATGAACGTAAAGGGTGAGGGCTTTAGCTTGCATCAAAACGCTGTGAGACAGCTGGGGGAAAAAATGGGAGTTCCCAGCCGTTACTTGGAAGAGCTGGCACGGGGGAGCGACTGGCAAAAACAACTTTGTGCTCAAATATTGAACGAGCATTCGGGTTATACCAGCCGACAGCGGGTGCTTGTTCGTGCCGTTGGTGATGAGGTGCGGGGGGTTTTGAGTGACCAGTACCGAAGACTGAACAGCATCGACATCGTTCAAAACTTCATCGGATCGGCTTACTCTCAAGGGGCTGTTCTGGCTGATGGCCTTATGACCGACACCCGTTTGTTCATGGAAGTTCTTTTGCCCGAGCCTTTGATTTTTGAAACCCCTAAAAACGGGACTCAAGTGATGGCTTTTGGTGCCAGACTATCGACCTCCGATTATGGGGACGGGGCTTTGGAGTTGAGGACGTTTACCCTGAACGGGGTTTGTTTGAATGGTATGGTTCGGGAATCTGTGATGCGGACTGTTCATTTGGGAAGCCGTTTGCCAGATAACCTCCAGCTGAGTGAGCGGACTTACAAGCTGGACACCAGAACTCAAATCAGCACAATGAGCGACCTCACTAAAGGCATTTTCAGCAAGGAAACAATTTTGCGTGAAATGGAACAGATACAGGATGCCTCCTACATGGAAATCAACTTGGACAAGGAGATCAAAGAGCTACCAAAGCGGGGGCTGAGCAAAGGGGAGGCTGAAACCGTTGGACGGATTTTGGTAAATGGTAGACAGGACGACGGGGTTGCTGGGGAGCCGACTTTGTGGAAGCTGGTAAACGGGGTGACGGCACTTGCCAGAGATACCGAGGGAGGCCGAGGCCGTGAGCTCCAAGAAATAGCTGGGAAGCTGATGGACAGAGCAAATAATTTGAAAGCGGTTGCCAAATAAGCAGAAAAAGACTTAGATTTGAATTCCAATAAGTTTTCGACTCGCTTATTTGGTTAACTGAACGAGCCCAGCCCCTTAAAAAGGCTGGGTTTTGTTTTTGGCCTATTTTAGCCCCGACACGGGGTTTTCTTTTTTAATCATGTATTTGCTAGGCCAATCCGATAAAAACCAAAGACAGCTAAGGAATCAAAGCGACAGGGGTTTTGAGGTTTTTTTATTTACAGCTGTAAAAATTCAATCGTTTATTTTGAGTTATACATTTTTTTGTCAGTATGTTTAAAAAGTATATATTTGGAGCAGTTAACCAATTAAAACGATGAAAAAATACAAAGGATTAAGCCTAGAGCGGGCGGGCAAAAGCTGGGAAGCTTTGCGGGCTATTTACCCAAACAAAAAGGCAAAGGAAATTGAAGAACTGGCAGTCAAAAGACTTGAGCTTTTTGGTGCCAAACTGGGGGTCGAATTTGACGAGGACGTTTACATGGCAAGCCTCCCCGAGGTTGCTGAGTACTTGGATGTCGAATATCCCTTTTTGTTGTTAAATATGTTCCGACGCTGGAGCCGACCAATGGAAAAAGCCTTGGCTGGTTTGGTTGTGATTGGGACTGGGGAATGCCAGAATTGCGGGGTTGATGATTTAGAGTTTCACGACAGCGGGGAGTTTTGGCAGACTCGAGACGTTTACAAGTGCCGACACTGTGGAGAATTACAACATAAGCGAGGGGATTGACCCCTTGCTTTTTAACCAAATACAAGATGGAAAGACTAAAAATTCATGAAGCCTTAGAGCGTTTGAACGCTAAGCAAGACAAAAAGCTGAAACTGATTGACATTGCGAGGGAGATTTGGCCTGATAGCGATACGGGCACCCAGCGAATGAACATCTCCAAGCTGGCAGGGGGAAAAAGAAGCCAGATAAAAATCGAGTACATCCCGATTCTGTGTCGGGTGCTTAAATGTGATGCAAACTATTTATTCAACCTTTAAAACCAGTTAACAAATGAACGAGATCGAAATCTTTAAACTAGAAATGAAAAACGGGCTAAGTATCGAGGAGATGCAAGCCCTTTATTTCAATCAGGATGCACTCAGGCTCCAGCCTCGGAGAGTTTACCGTATAGGCGGGACAGCGAAGCGGATTTATTACACTTTGAACGAGGCGGACGAGCCTTATTTCTACTCCAGTGTCACAACTGCAATCGCTCGGAACATACCAACCAGCGAGCACTTGATTAAATGGATGGCAGAAATGGGACTGGAGGAGGCCGAAACTTACAAGCAAGAGCGGGCTGATTATGGAACCTTTTTGCATATCGAATGCTCCAGCCTTTTGATAAACCGAAAGCTGGATTTGGACGGTATGGAAGACAGGCTTTTGGCATACATGGACGAGCGAAAGCTTCCGACCTCATTTATTTACCATGCTGAGGAGCTTAGAAAGGACGTGCTGGCTTTTGCTCAGTTTGTGATTGACTACAAAGTGAAACCCCTTGCAATAGAAATCATTTTGGCCTCTGAGGCTTTAGGTATGGCTGGGGCGATTGATATGCCTTGCGAAATGACCATAACCGAGAAAGGCTTTTTTGGGGAGGTTTACAAAACTGGAGTAAATAAGGGCACCCCAAAAGAAAGCAAGCGGGAAACAGTTGTTCGGGCGATTGTGGATTTTAAGTCTGGACGGAAAGGGTTTTACACGGCTCACGAATGCCAGTTGAAGATTTATGAAAAGCTCTGGAATGAAAACTTCCCAGACTTGCCAGTTGATAAGCTTTTCAACTGGGCTCCGAACGAGTGGAGAGGCGGGACACCTACTTACAAGCTGAAAGACCAAACAACCAGCGAAGGAGCTGAAATGGCTGATTTGATTATACAGCTGGAAAAGCTTAAAAGAAAGCGTGACAACCGTGGAATCTTGGTTACTCAGGGCGAAATCGTTTTGGACGGAGGCGACTTGCGGGAAAATTATTACAGCGTCGAGCTCGGGGAGTTTGTAAAAGGCAAGCACAATGAAAGGGGCTAAGTTTATTTTCTTTGATACTGAAACAACGGGGCTTCCTATAAACTGGAAAGCCCCAGTTTCACAGGTTGCAAACTGGCCTCGGATGATTCAGCTGGGGGTTTTGGTTTACACAGTTGACCAAGACGGAGCCCCTCAGCTGATGGATGAAAACGAGTTTTTGATTAAGCCCGACGGCTGGCAGGTGCCAAAGGAGAAATTTTGGATTGACAATGGTTTTGACCATGAAAAAAGCTTAGCCGAGGGGGTGCCAGTTGTGGAGGCCTTGGATTATTTTATAGGTTGGGCAAATGAGGCCGATTTCTTGGTTGCTCACAATATGTCATTCGACCAAGCTGTTTTGGGTGCTGAAATGATAAGGGCTGGAAAACGGGCTGAAAAACAGCTGAAAAAGGTTTGCACCAAAATAGAAGGGACACCGATTTGTCACTTACCAGCCCCCAGCGGGAAGGGTTTGAAATGGCCTAAACTGGAGGAGCTTCATTTGATGCTATTTGGGGAAAGCTTTGAGGGTGCTCACGGTGCGATAAACGATGTGAAGGCGACAGCGAATTGTTTTTGGGAAATGGTAAAAAGGGGATTTATACAGTTATGAACGGAAGAATAAAAAGAGCTGAAACGGCTCCAAGGTTGAACTTTCCTAAAATAGGTTCAATCCGTTGCGGTAAAAAAGCAACCAAAAACGGGAAAGAGTTTCCTGTTTCGACAGACTACTTTGTGCCCGCTGGCACTTATGCAAAGTATTTCTCCGACGTTTATGGGGAAAAGCCGACCACAATTCAGGTCGTTTTTCTAGACGACGACCCTTCGCTGGTATGCAACGAGCGCTTCGAGCTAAGGAACAAAGAGGGACGGCTGGTTGCATACGGGGACGGGCTTGACTACATGGTTTTCGACGATGCAAAGGAAAAATATTTACCCTTTAGCCTGAACGATTATCCTGAAATGCTGGAGCGGTTGCAAATAAAGCACGGGGGAGAGTGGGACACGGTTTTGACTTTGCGGTTTTTGATTCCAGCGATTGCGGGGATAGTTGGTTACTGGGAGCTAAGCACCAAAGCCAAGGCCTCCAGCATACCAGAAATCACAGCTATTTTCGACCAAGTGCTAAGCCAAAAAGGTTTTGTGAAAGGCATTTTGTTTGACTTGCACGTTAAAATTCACGTCTCAAACAAGCCAAACAGCCGAAGCAGATACCCAGTGATTTCACTTGTTCCAAATCACTCCAAGGAAAACAAATCTTTAATCGAAAAGCATTTCCTGATAAATGAGGGAGCGGATTTACAGGGGAAAAGAATTGGAGGGTGACCGTTGGGTTTTTGGGTCGCTTTTGGTAGGTGCTCAAAGTTGTTTTATTTGCTGGGAGGAAGGGCTGAACAACTTTGAAACCTACAAAGTAAACCCTTTGACGGTCGGGGTTTCGGCTGGTTACGTTGACATATTTGGGGTTGCTCTTTTTGAGGGCGACATCATTGAATCAGGGCACGGTTTTGAGTACTTGCTTATTCTCCAGCGAAACGGGGTCAGGGCACGTTCAAAAACTGGTTTTTTGTTTGATTTAGAAGACATTTATCACCCAGTTAAAATTCAAAGCATACATGATAGAAAAAAGGAGTTTTAGGCTTTCGGTTCTGGTTTTGCTTGCGGTTGCGGTGCTTTTGGCACTGTTTGACGTGCTTTGCTTATAGAACGAAAAAACCTATATTTGGAAAGCTGGCAGGAACCACAAAAAGCCAGTGAAAGGAATTTAAACAAGCCCCAAAGAGTGAAGCGGAGTGGTTCCCGTGGAGCTCCGAGGGGCTTTTTCAGTTAATCAATGAAGGACGAAAATTATTTTGTTGTAAACGGATGGATGATAAACCAGCTGGGGCTAAAGGGAAACGACTTGACTCTTTATGCGATTATCTATGGGTTCAGCCAAGACGGGGAAAGCTATTTCACGGGCTCTTTAAAATACCTTTCCGAGTGCCTTGGTTGCTCCAGAAATACAGTGATTAACTCGCTGGCAAAGCTGGAGGAATCGGGTTTGATTTTTAAAAAGCAGGAAAGCCGAAACGGGGTTGTTTTCAATAGCTTTAAAGCCGTTTTGAGCACTGATGCGAAAACTGGACGGGGGGTGCAAAATTTGGACGGGGGTGGTGCAAATTTTGGTTCGGGGGGTGGTGCAAAATTTGCACCCAATAAATATACTTCTTCTGATAATTATAATGATAAAGGAGGTGCAACCGAAAAAACGGTTGCTCCCACACTTTTTCCAGAGCAGGACAAAGAGCGGAAGACGCTTTTCAAAAATTCCTTGGTTGGAGATTTTGAGAAATTCAAAAAGCAATTTGAAAAGCCTGAATTTCAGAATATTGACCTTTTGCATTATTTTAACGCTGTCAACGACTGGAGCGACACAAAAAATGTAAAAAGGACGGCTTCTGGCTGGGTTGCAACGGCTCGGACGTGGATGCGAACCGATTATGGAAAAGGGGCTTTGAAGCTTGTAAATAAGCAAGTGAAAGAGGATTTGGATTATCAGGAATATTTAAAAATGGGAGATGAATCAGGTTATTAAAAAAGAAGAAATCGGGGGTTTAATCGTTGCAAAAAAGAAAGCAATTTTAGACATCCCAGAGGTTCAGCAAGGCCTCACAAAGGGCGAGTTTCGGCTGGCTAAGCTATCAACCAGCGTTCCAATCATGCAAATTCCAGACAGGGATTTAAGGATAAAGGACGGTGAGGAAAAGGACTTCGGGCTCGTTGCTCGGGTTGGTATTTTGGCAAAGGGTATCGCAAAGGATTTTTCAATCCGCAACGTGGACAAAACTGAGGCTTTCAGGTTTTTGGACGTGCTGAAAAAATACTATTCGGAAATGACTCTGGATGAGATTCGGACGGCTTTTGAGCTGGCACTGGTTGGAGAGCTGGATGCATACTTGCCAAAGGACAGAAACGGGGTGCCAGACAAAAATCATTATCAGGCTTTCAGCTTGGAGTTTGTGACTAAAATCCTAAACGCTTTCAAAGCCTACAAAGGAAAAGTCTGGAAAAAAGTTTACATGATTGAGGCCAAAGTTGAGCCTGAGGTTACCGATGAGCAAAAGGAACAAGCCAAGGCTGATTTTTTGGCTTATGTGGACGAACTGATTAAAACTTACAGCAACGGGGAGCCAGTGCTTATTCTTTTCCCTAGGACGTTGAAAGACCATTTTGTATCGATTGGAGTAATTGAGGACAGGGAGCTAAGCGAAGCGGATTTTGGAAAAGCAGTTGCCAAGCTTCAAACAAGCGACACGATAAACGTCTGGGATAAAGCTGGTATTTTGGAAGCTTACAAATCAGGCGACAACTCACGGCTCCAGAGTGAGGCCGAGCATATCAAAGCCGAGGAGCTGGTTTTTCTTGCTTTGTCACGGTTAAAAGTGAAAGGAGGGGTAAATGAAGGCTGAGGAAATAACAACGCTGGACGACGCTCAAAATTACTGTGAAGGGGTTTTGAATGATTTAGAGGCTGGCATACTGCAAAAGGACGAGGCCTTGGTTGCTTTTTATGAATACACGGTGCGAATTCACAACCTTTTCGCCTCCAATTTAGATCGGATGGTCAAAGAGCGGGTTTTGGAGCTTTACGAGCAATCCAAGGAACAGATTTCAGAGGTTTTTTATTGTTGGGACGAGGAGGCACTTGGCAAAAGGTGCTCGGCTGTTTGTGAGCAATGTTTTGTCGCTAAACCAAAGCAGAAATGAAAATTGTAATAGGTATCGACGGGGGTAAAAATGGAGCTTTGGCATTTGCTAAAGGGGGCGAGCTTAGGGTTTTAAATATGCCAGAAACAGCTTTGGAGCTTTATGGGTTTTTAGAGCACTTAAAGCAAGACGGGGAGCTGTTTGTTTTCCTTGAAAAAGTTTCGGCTTTTATCGGGGAAGGTGACGAAAAACGGTTTGGGATTATCAAAATGCTCCAGCAAGTTGAGCGGATTAAAACGGTGCTTGAAATTTTGCAGGTTCGGACGGTTGAGGTTCCATCGGTTACTTGGCAAAGCCGTCTCAAGCTGAACAAAAACAAAGGGCTGAGTAAGGCTGAGCGAAAAAAGAAATATCAAGCCTTTGCCCAAAGCTGGGCTCCCCGTACAAAATTCACCCTAAGACAGGCCGACTCTGTTTGCTTGCTGGCTTGCGGGTTGAAAATGCTGGAGGAAAATGACCCTTTGGTTTGCAGTGAAAAAGCGGAGGATTTAAACCTGTTTTGATATGCCGATTGACTACAAAGAATATCATCCAAAGTGGAGCCTGATTTCACGGCTTATAAGGTTTAAAAGGGCGGGCAATCGTTGCGAGGCTTGCGGGCTTGTAAACCAGTCAATAATCAAACGGCTGGGGCGGGGCGACTGGAGGACACCAACTGAAACGGAGTGGGATGCTTACAAAGTACTCCTTAAAAAGCACGGCAAAAGCTCCAAAGCTTTAAAGCTGGCAGGGCTTACCAGAGTTATCTTGACCGTGGCTCATTTAGACCATAACAAGCAAAACAACCGTTTCGGAAATTTGAAGGCTTGGTGTCAGAGCTGTCACCTTTGGCACGATAGGGAGCATCATGCCAAAAACAGGAAATTTGGGCGGGAATGGAAAAAGAACCAGCTCGGGCTTTTCAAGTTTTTGCTGGCTGGTTTTTTAATGCTTTCCAGCTGTGTCGCTAGAGAGTTTTATACAGCCCCAGAGGGGGAAGTTGTATCGGTTGACCGTGATTTGGTTTGTGTCACTTATCCTGTTCTTTCTGGCAAAGGCGGGCGGGTTTATAATTGCTATTTCTTTGAGCGAGGGCACCTTTACAGCATCGGGGATAAATACCCAAATTTTGACAAACACGAAAAATCGCTAAGCTATGAAATCAGATAGAGAACTTTTTGTTCTAGAAAGTTTGGAGGTTCGGGAGGATTTTTCAAACTTTATCCGATCGATGCCCGTGTGGGATAACCAGTTACGGACAAAAAGCGAGAGCTTGCTTATAATGTTTGACCAAGCTCTTGAGATAGTAAAAAATGGGGAAATATTGAATAACGGGAACCATGATAATAATCAAAGCCAAGTTTGAGAAGCTAGAAAAGCTCACAACAAAGACAAAGCTGGTATTTTCCACAAACCAGCGAATCCCAGAAGTTGAATATCATCAGCTTATTCTCGGGGACGGATTTTTAGCATTTAACCCAGACGAGTATCGGGCGCGGGTGCAAGCAATCATCAAAGACAAAAAGATCGGAATCAACGACCTAGGGCAAACCCCGAGCGAGTTGCTTAGAAAGACCCTTTTCCTCGTTGCTGAGGCTCGGGGGCTGGCTGGTAACTTTGAGGAGTTTTACGAACAGGAAATGCAAAAAATTCGGGAGCATTATCAATCCAAATATCTATGAGTTTACAGATAAGAGAAATTTTAACTGAGGCCGAATTTGCCTTGGTTTTGGATGCCTTGGAAAAGGAGCGAAATAAAGCTTTGGCGATTTCGAAAAAATCGGTGCAAGGTTACGGAACAGCGACGGAGCTGGAAAAGAAAAAGGACTGGGGGCACAAAGCCGAGGAGCTGGACATAATAATCAATAAACTGAGTCAAAGCTGGGACTGATATGGAAAAAACCTTTTCAGGCATTGTGAGCCAAGACGGAACTCTAAAGCTTTATGACTCAGCTGTTTTCAAGGCCTTTCTCGGCACGATAAGAAATGAACGTGTATTGATAACGATTTCAAAAGAAGACCCCGTCTCAAGCAAATTCGCTCAAAATTACTTTGTGAAGGTAGTTTGTGCCTCGTTTGTTGAAATATTCCGAACACAGTACGGAGAGCACGTTTCGGAAGAAGTAGCGTCGGAGCGGTTGCGGTCTTGGTGCCCGATAACAAGACGGAAAGACGGTTTGGTGCCAGTGGAAGAGCTTAGCCAAGAGGACATCAATTACCTGATAAAACATTCAAAAATGATAGCCAGTGAACAATTTGATTTCTATATCCATGACTAAAGATGAAAAACTGAAAGCCGTTTTAAAATGGTTGGAGGAGGAGCGTGGCTGGAACCTTTTCAACGCTTTGACAAAGCAAGGGGAAAAGCTGGTATCGGACACGATGGATGCCGTTCGGCACGTTGAAAATTTTGAACTGTTTGAGGAAAAGCTGGAGGCGGTGCCTTATCAAAAAAAGCTGATTTGGTTTTGCTTACAGTTTTTGAAGTGGATTGTTTTTATGGTTGGAGTGGTCACTATTCTGGATAAATGGTTATGAAAAGGACGGTTTATTGCAAGGACTCAAATCTTTGGCTCCCTGAAAACAAAGGGATAAAAGCTATGATAACCAGCCTCCCAGACATGGAAGAAATCGGCATGGATGAGGCTGGCTGGAGGGACTGGATAAAAAAAACCTGTTTAAATATTTCGGCATCGCTAGACGAGGACGGGGTTGTTATTTTTTACCAAACAGACCGAAAATTCAAAGGCAAAATAATAGACAAAAAAAGCCTCATTTCGGAGGTCTTTTTTGGCTTAGGTTATAATTCAATCATGAATAAAATTGTCCTAAAGCAAGAGCCTGAAACGGTTAATTTGTTCAGGCCTTCTTTCACAAACTTGTTCGGTTTTAGTAAACAGGCAAAAACGGGCAAAGCGACTCCCGACGTGCTAAGGGCTGGACGGATGGTTTATAAAAATGCGATGGGATTTAACGCTTGCAAAACAGCCGTCGACTACATCAAAGCAACTGTAAAAACGGACACAATTTTTGACCCTTTTTGTGGTATGGGGTCGGTCTTAAAAATAAGCAACGAACTCGGCTTCAATTCCGTCGGAGTCGACATACTAGGAAAACAAGTTTTAATCGCAAGATCAATTTAAACCAGTAAACCAATGAAAAGAGACATTTATTCAGCAAAATGGATCACAGAAAAAGCCTTAGAAATTATCTCCAGATATGAGGAAGGAGTTTTAACTATCAGGGGGCTCCATTATCAACTAGTCGGGGAGGGTATGCCGAACACCCAGAGGCATTATAAAAGGGTTGTTTCGGCTATGATAACAGCAAGACGTGAGGGTTTGGTTTCTTATAGGACTTTTTCAGACCGTGACAGAGAAATGGAGTTTTTGACCGAGGCTGAGCCGACGGACGTTGATGGATCGATTTTAAATGCCAAGCGACAGATCAGCGCTTGGATGACCCAGTACTCGAAAAACCGTTGGGAAAATCAGCCTGTTTTTGCTGAGGTGCTTATCGAGAAAAAAGCCTTGGTCGGAACTTTTGAAAGGCCTTGTCAAAATTTAGGAATTGGTCTTGGAGCTTGCAAAGGATACCCCAGTTTGACCTTTTTGAACGATTTGGCTCAAAGGTTTATAGAGGTAGAAAGAGAGGGGAAAGAGCTTGTTATTTTATACTTTGGAGACTATGACCCGAGTGGGGAGGACATACCCAGAAGCATTCAGGATAATTTATCGAAGGACTTTGGGGTTGAGGTTGAGGTTCGGAGGATTGCACTTTTGGAGTCGCAGGTTTTGAAATGGAATTTACCTCCAGCTCCAGCCAAGAGCGGAGACAGTAGGACGGCAAACTGGGACGGGCTTGGTCAGGTTGAACTTGACGCTGTGAGTCCTGAGCGGTTGCGAAAAATGCTGGAGGATGCTGTGTCTGAGATTTTTGACCAAGACCTTTTTGAGGAGCTAAACAGGCAAGAGGAGGTCGAGCGAAGAAAATACGTTGCTGAATTAAAAGAGTTTGTGAGTAATATTTAACCAGTAAAACCAATGAAAAAAATCATGATTTGTCTTTTTGCATTCGGGATGATTGCAGGGGCTCAGGGAGTAAGAGCTGAGGCTGTGGCCTTGGCTCCAGTTGTGACGGCTCAGGATATTGAGCTAGGTATTTTCCGTCCAAGAAACGGAAAAGGGGTTGCGAACCAGAACAACCGAGTGACGGTTCGGAAGACGAAAAGTTATTGGAATAAGAATGCAAGACGATTGAGAAACAAGTAAACCAAAAAGCAAAATGAAAAACCCTTTAAAAGAGAATTTCAAAGTAAAGAAAATCAAGCTTGGCTCCAGCGGGGGCTTGGAAGTAGATTTCGAGGTGACTGAGGTAATTGGTGCCGAAAGTTACCAGTCAAGCCAGAACCAGAAAAGCTCCAAGGAGCCTCATCCTGATTTGGCTGAAAAGCTGATGGCGATGGTGCCTATGGTTGCTCAAATAATGGGCTTCACGATGGCTCGGGAGGTTGTAAACAAAAAGGAGTTTGAGGGCACAATTTCCCAAAAGGAGTACATCGCAAAAATGATCGACAGCCAGATGGAAAACATTCGGGTCACTGGGGTATCGATCAGCGGGAAGGATGAAAATATCGGGGTTGTAATTACTTCGAGTTTTGCAGTTGATAACCGACAGCGGGTCGCAATAAATACCCCGAGGATAATGCTCAAATCAACCAGCCGAGGCTTTGAGGAAAAGCTGGCTGATTTGGTTGAGGGTTTGCAGGATGAGGCCTTTGAGTTTGTTTACAATCGCAAAGTCGCAAATCCTGAGATTTTCGATTATGCCGAAGTCGATTAAAAACCAAAAGGATCTTTTCGAGCAAGTTTGGCAAGAAAGGGCTCATTTGAGTGAAATAAGCGGGAAGCCCCTTTTTGGTAAGGGGCACCCTCTTTGGCACTGGCAGTTCGGGCACGTCCTTTCAAAAGGGGCTTATCCTAGGTATAAACTAAACCCAGAAAACATCATGCTGATGCTTCCAGAGGAGCACGAAAAGCAGGAAAGTTTTGAGGCCTTTAGGGAAAGAAAACAGGTTTTGAAAGAAAAATATTATCGAAATGAATAAAGCTATTTTGACGGGCAATTTAGGGGGCGACCCAGAGCTCAAGGTTTTGCAAAACGGGAACAAGGTTGCAAAGTTTAGTCTGGCAGTGACAGAAAAATACAAGGATGCAAGCGGGCAAACCGTTTCAGATACAACTTGGTTTTCTTGCGAGGCTTGGAACAGGCTGGCAGAAGTGATTTCCCAGTATTTAAAAAAGGGCTCAAAGGTTATGGTCGAGGGGAAATTTAAGGTTGAAAAATGGCAGGACGAGCAGAACCAGCCGAAAATAAAATACATCGTAAAAGTTTCAGCTTTGGAAATGTTAAGCAAGGCCGACGGCTCAAAACCAGAGACCGAGGAGGTTTCTGAAAACGATGATGACCTCCCGTTTTAAATTGCTTTCAGTTTTAGCCCGCTCTGGTAAGGCAAACGCTCAAATGAAGCTTGAGCTGGAAGCGGAGCGGGAAAAGCAGGAGGCGAGGTTTAAAGTGTGGAGGCGACAGCTGGGGAATTTTTTGATTTACGTTGATTTTGAGAAGCGGGTGCCAGAGCTGGAGAGGGTGCTGTTTTATTGGGGATTTGACCCTATTGATGCGGGCGAATTAATCTTAGAGGCTCATTTGGAATATAATTCAAAAGCCTATATTTGTGAAAGTAGTTAACCAATAAAAGTCAAAAAAAATGGAACTTGTAAAACTAAAGGGAGCCGACTTCGGCATTGAAGAAACAAAGGCTCAACAAATCTCAGCACAATTCAAGCCGATGCTGGATAAGATGGTTGAGCTTGAAAAGGAGTTCAACAAAGTGATGAAGCTACCAAAAAACAACCCAGAGACAGCCCTGAAGGCTGGGGAGCTCAGGAAGCAGTTTGTAAAAGTGAGAACTGGAACGGCTGAAATTCATAAGGCTCAAAAGGCTTTTTATCTTGCGGGCGGGCGTTTTGTTGATGCATGGAAAAACGCTCAGCTGTTCGCTTCTCAAGGCTTGGAGGAAAAGCTTTTGGAGATTGAGACTTACCAGCAACGGCTCGAAGCTGAGCGGGTTGAAAACTTGAGGCTGGAGAGAGAGGAGGCTTTGAGGCCTTACTTCCAAGACGTTCACGGGATAAACCTTGGAGCCATGCAAGCGGATGTCTGGGAAGCCTATTACGAGAAAAAGAAGCGGGATTTTGAGGACATGAAGCGGGCTGAGGCTGAGGCTGAGGCGAAAAGAGCTGAGGAGGAAAGGCTCTCAAGGTTGGAGCTCTCAAGGTTGGAGCGGTTGAGCCCGCTGGCTGATTTTATTGAGGGTTGGGGCTCTCTAAATTTTCGGGAAATGCCCGACGCTCAGTACGACGAGATTTATGAAACAGCCAAGGCGCAAAAGGAAGAGGCTGAGCGGATAAAAGAGCTCCGAGACAGGCGGGAACGAATTTTGGCTCCTTTTACTCGATTTGTGAATTTGGAGGGCGTTGACCTCGGGATAATGGCTTTGGAGGACTTTCAGGCTGTTTATGACAAAGCACTGGCTGAGGACAAGGCATACAGCGAAAAGCTCAGGCTCCAAGAGGAGGAAAACAAACGGCTCCAAGCTGAGGCAGAAGCCAAAGAGAAGGCAAGGCTGGAAGCTGAGGCTAAAGCCAGAGCTGAGGCTGAGCAACGGGAAAAGGAGAGGCTGGCACAAATTGAGGAGGAGCGCAAAAAGCGGGAAGCTCTGGAGGCTGAGCTCAAAGCTAAGCGGGACAAGGAGGAGGTTGAGGCAAGAGCCAAAGCTGAGGCTGAGGCCAAAGCTAGAGCTGAGGCTGAAAAACTGGCTAAGGCTGGGGACAAAAAGCGGATTTTGGCTTGGATTGATTTGTTCCCTGAAAGCCCAGAGGTTCCAACTGGCAAAGCAATGAAGCCCGAATCGGTTGCTTTGGTTAATAGTATTGAATCCAAATACCAAGGGTTTTTGGAGTGGGCAAAGAAAGAGGCCGAGAAGTTGTAAGATCACCCCCAGAAAGCGGGCTCCATTTTTGGGGCTCGCTTTTGCTTTCATTATTGAATTGAAAAGACTATATTTAACCCAGTTTAAAACAAAAAAGCGATGAAAAAACTATTCACTTTCCTTTTGGCTCTTGCCATGCTTGCCAGTTGTGCGACGGTTGTGCCAAGCACCAAAGCAGTCGAAAAAGAGCTTGCTGTTCACACTGTTTTTTTCACAGTGCTGGAAGATTGCCCCGTTGAAAATTCGGAGGCCTGCAAGTACTCAGCGATTTCCATTATCGATAAGATTGGAATCGTTGATAACATGACCCTCAGCGGGTTTAATAAAATCGGCATAAAGAAGACGGCTGATTATGGGATTTGGGAATTTGTAAGGGACAGCGAGGAGGCTGAGCGAATTATTCCCCTTAGTGCGATAAAGCCCCAGCGGGTTATCATTTCCACAAAGTAGCAACCCAGCCAAGCAAAAAACAGAAAGCCCCTTTCAAAGGGGTTTTTGTGTTCTATATCATTAAAAAGTTTAGATTTGAATCATGAAATTCGAGAAGGTTAAAATCCAAAAATTAGTCGAGAACAAGGAAAACCCTAGGACAATCGACAAAGACAAATTTGATAAGCTGGTAAAATCAATCAGGGAGTTCCCCAAAATGCTGGAGCTTCGACCCATTGTGGTCAATGCTGATTTCGTGGTGCTGGGAGGTAATATGCGACTCAGGGCTTGCAAGGTTGCAGGGATAAAAGAGGTGCCGATTGTTTATGCGGACGACCTGAACCCAGAACAGCAAAAGGAATTCATCATCAAAGACAACGTGTCTTTCGGGGAGTGGGATTTTGATTTGCTTGCGAACGATTATGAGTTGGAGGAGCTTAGCGACTGGGGGCTTGACATAACCTTTCCAACGCTGGGGGATACCAAGGATGAAAAAGAGCAGGTCGCAAGGCAAAAACTCCAAGAGGTTTTCGGGGTTCCCCCTTTTACCATACTGGACACCCGACAGGGATATTGGAACGAAAGGAAGCGGGCTTGGAAAACTTTGATAAAAGACGAGGGGAAAAGCCGTGAGGGGGTGCTGGCTGAAAACAGCATCATGTCGGAACTGAATGACGGAGTTTCAATTTTTGACCCAGTGCTGGCTGAGTTGATTGTAAGATGGTTCGGCTTGCCAAATTGTAAAGTCGCTGACCCGTTTTCAAGGGGTGCCTTTGGCTTTGTTGCCTCCTACCTTGGAAATGAGTTTACTGGAATTGAGCTAAGGCGAGAACAGGCTGAAATAAACCATGAGCGAGTAAAGGATTTCGGAAGCCGATACATTTGCGACGACGGGCAAAACATCGACAAGCACTTACAACCAGAAAGCCAAGATTTGATTTTCAGCTGTCCCCCTTATTTTGATCTCGAGGTTTACAGCGACCTCCCAAATGATGCAAGCAACCAAAAGAACTATCCTGATTTCGTCAAGATACTGGACAAAGCTTTTACTGGGGCTGTGAGCTGTTTGAAAAAGGACAGGTTTGCCGTCGTTGTGATTGGTGACGTACGGGATAAATCAGGGGCTTACCTTAGAATTCCAGACGACATCAAAACCATATTTCAAAACGCTGGAATGATCCTTTACAATGAGCTGGTCTTGGTTGAATCAGCTGGCACCCTTCCCCAGCGTGTCGGACGTTCAATGAGGACGAGGAAAATAGGCAAGTGTCACCAAAACGTCTTGGTCTTTTACAAGGGCGACCCAAAAAACATCAAAGACACTTTCCCTGAAATTACTGGGTATGAGTTGAACCTAAACACGGAAGATGATGGCTTACAAGACTGAGGAGCTGGAGGAGCTGGCAAGTAAGGCAATAAGGGAAAACAAGCTTATTTTTATTGAGGAGACTGTTTCGTTTTTGCCGTGCCACAAATCCACATTCTATGAACATTTTCCCGTCGAATCGGACGGATATAAAAGGCTTTTCGCTTTGATTGAAAAAAACAGAGTCGCAATAAAAGCGACACTGAGGGGCAAATGGTATAAATCGACAGCCCCAGCCCTCCAGCTGGCACTTTACAAGCTTACAGCAACCAAGGAGGAACAGCGGGCACTCAGTATGCAAACTCATGAATTCGAGGTGCCAGAGGACACAGAGATCAAAATTAAAATCCGCAAGTGATGGACGAGTTTGTATTTATTGCAATAAGGGGGGGCAAGGTTATCGGGAAGCCTTGTTACTCGCTGGCTCGGTTGTGTAAAAACCTCGGACTGGAAAAGCTAAAGCCAAGCGAGCTCCCAGTAGAAAACAACGGTTTCAGGATAGAAGCTTTGGAGATTGATAAACGGCTGTAAACAATGGAAATCGAAGCGACGGAGGTATTTGAGGAAACTTGGAACGCTGTCCATGAATTTCAGCGTGACGATCGGGGGCGGGTTTTGCATGATGAAAAGGGGAGGCCGATAAGGAAATACAAGTACATCATCCATGAGGGCTCCAGCCGAAGCTCCAAAACCTATTCCCTCATTCAAGCTTTTTATCTGTATGCCATGCAAAACAAGGGCAAACGGTTGAGTGTTTGGAGGGACACCCGTAAAGATTGCAAGGACACAGTCGGGTTCGATATGACCCAAATATTCCCCCAGATGCCTCTTGGAAAGTCCGTGCTTTATCAGGAATCAAAGGGGGTTTTCAAATTTGCTTTGAGCCGTTCGATAATTGAGGTAACTGGCACCGACCAAGAAAAAAAGGTTCACGGATACAACGGGGACGTCGCTTGGTTGAACGAGCCTTACCAAATGCCGAGGGAAACATTCGATCAAATTGATCAACGGACGAGCGACTTTGTTTTTATTGACTGGAATCCTAAGCGGGCTCACTGGGTTGACGACCTGAAAAAGGACAAGCGAGCACTGATTATTCACAGCACTTTCCAGAAGAACCCTTTTTGCCCGCTGGAGCAAAAGCTTAAAATATTATCCTATCAACCAGTGTCCGCTTGTCGGCTTGTTTCAGCCCGTGTCCTTAGCTTGAAAGAGGCGATGGCATACGACATAGAGAAAAACCAGATCGGGGCTGACTCGCAAGATTTGGAGGAATTAAGTAGGTGCCAAGAGAACGAAAGGAAAAACAGTGCCAGTGAATACAACTGGTCGGTCTATGGCTTAGGCTTAAAGGCTGAAAAGCCAAACCGAATTTTCCGCTGGAAAAAGCTAAGCCTCCAAGAGTGGTTCGATTTGGAAACAGAGGTATTTTATGGGGTTGACTGGGGCAAGGTTGACCCCTTTGGGATTGTGGCTTGTAAGTACATGGATGGAGCCCTTTATTGCAGGGAGTTAAATTATGCCAGTGAGAACGAAATCAGGGCACGGCTCACCCCGACGGAGCGGGCACAAATAAACCAAGAGGAGGAAGGGCTTGTCCAATGGTATTTTCAAAAGTTAGGCATCAGCCAAGAGGCCGTCATAGTATGCGACCCAAACCGAAAGATGAAAATCATTGCTTTGCGACAGGTTGGTTTTGACAACGCTTTGCAAGCTTACAAACCAGCGGGCTCAGTAAAGGATGGAATCGACTTACTTGATTCGCTGGAGGTTTTTTATACCGATTGCTCAAAGAATTTGGAGTATGAGCAGGAAAATTATTCCCGCAAGGTTGACAGATACGGGGTTGTGGAAGATGAGCCGATGGACGTTGATAACCATTTAATCGATCCGATACGGTACGTCGCTCAATTTTTACAGATGGAGGGGATAATTAAAATCGCTTAAATTCTTTACTTTGTAAGAAAAATTTATAGGGATGGATTTATTCAACGTCGTTACTTCCGTTTTGGGCTTTTCCAAAAATTACAATCACTTCGGGGTTCAGTTGTTTGGGGGCTCTGGCTTTAGTGTTATGAAGCGAAAGCAGATTCTTGAGTTGGTGCTTTCGAACCCAGCGATGGTCAAGGTGCTGGCTCTCCAGTGCGACCTTTTTTCGATGGGGAAGTTTTACGCTTACAGGAACGGGAATGAGGTGCAAAACTCCCGAGTTTTGGATTTACTAAAGGCACCAAGGGGAACAACCAAAAGTCAGTTTCTTTGGGATTGGATGTTTTGGAATATGCTGGGGGAGGACTGGGTTTATGTATGGGACAAAGCCTTTCCAAAGACGACAAAAATGTTTCTTTTAAATCCGCTTTTTATGGAGTTTCCCCCTGAGTTGCAATATCAGGGGCTTATTTTTTCAGAGGAAACAGAAAAGGCGCTAGGGGAAAAAGAGGTTATTTATACACAGCCAAACGGCAAAGTCCAGCGGATTAAATACAAGGATTTGATTCATTTTATGGATTTGACAAACAGCCCGACGGGACAGATAAACCCCGTGAGCCGTCTTGACTCGCTTTACAAAGTTATCGTGAACAGCGAGGAAGGGCTGGCAAGTAAAAAAATTAATACTGAGTTCAGCCGAAAGTTTTTGGTTGCTGGCTCGGTTGATGCGATGGATGTCACCCAGCGGATGCTTGGCTCCAAGGAGAAAGAGGACATCGAAAAAAAGGTGCAAGGGGACAAATCGGTTCACGCTGTCAAAAGTATGGTCGAAATCAGGCGGTTTGTTGAGAATATGAAAAACATGGAACTGAGCCAGTCTTACCTTGCTGACTATTTTTTGATCGGAAATATGTATAACATCCCGAGGGACGTGCTGGAGGCATACCAGTCCGCAACCTATGAGAACCAAGAAAAAGCCCGTGCGAGTCACGTTGCATACACAATGGAACCAAAGGGGGAGGAGTTGTGCCTTGGTTTTCATAAGTTTTTCGGGGAGGATGAAAACATTGAAATAGTCCTTAGCTGGGATCATTTGCCCTTTGTGCAAGTGATGGAACTTGATCGGGAAAAGCTAAAGGAGCAAAAGCTGAAAAACCTTGACACGATGCTAAAAATGGGTATCGGACAGGAGGAGGCTCTTAAATACTTGGATTTGGATTTTAACCCTTTTGAATATGGAAACAAACAATCCCAACCAGCTATCACAGCTGAAGAAACAGCTCAAAACAGCGGAGGACAACCAAGCGAACCCCCAGCTGATACAGAGCCTCAAAATGAAAATCAAGGCCTTGACGGAGGGGGCGACGATACAGAAGAATGATTAAGTGCAAGGAATTAAACACGGAATTCGCAAGCCAGAAAGAGCTTTTCGAGGCATTAAAGCGAAACATCAGCAAGGTAAAACAAGCCAAAAAAGCGACACTCAAATTCAGCGACGGGTTTGAGTTGTTTGGTGTTAAAGGGGAAGCAACCAAGCAAGAGGAAGAAGGGAAGCTTCTGGAGTACGGGGACAAAGTTTACCCAGTTATAAACACAACCAAGTATCTCGATTCCCACAACGACGTTCACCTTGACGGTATTTGGAACAAAAGTGTCCAAGAACAGGCGGGCAAGGTTGCTCTGGTTATCGATCATGAGTACAAAATCGGTAAAGTAATTGCATTCCCTGAGGACGTTGTTCCAATGGTTAAAACCCTAAGCTGGAAAGAGCTGGGGAGGCCTTATGAGGGAATGACTGAGGCCTTGATTTTTGAAAGCACCTTGAGGGATGATGCAAGCGAAACAGGCTTTAAAATGTATCGGAACAAACGGGCTGTCCAGCATTCTATTTCGATGGAATATGTAAAGCTTGAGCTGGCTGTAAACAGCGACGACCCAGATTGGAAGCAGGAGAAATCAAATTGGGAAAAATATTTATCTTTGATTGTCAACCCAGAGAAAGCAATAAAGCAGGGCTATTTCTGGGCGGTGCAAGAAGCGAAAATTTATAGGGAGGGGAGCATGGTTTTACAGGGCTCAAACGATGCGACACCAACCCTTTACAACCTAGGAGCCGACGGGATCACTCCAAACAGTAAAACCGAGCCGACGGAAGTCACTCAAGCAAGAGTCCAAAAAATCAATGAATTAATCACTTTAATCAAAAACTGAAATGCACGAGGAAGAAAAACAAGCATTTGAGGCACTGAAACAGCAAATCGAAGGCTTTAAGGCCGAGCTGAAAAACAGTGCAAGTCAGGAGGGTCTAGGTAAACTCTCTAAGCAACTGGAAACGCTCCAGTCGGACATCAATACGATGAAGGAGGCAAAGGTTGACGAAACCATTGCGAAGATCAACAAAGAAATTCTGGAGTTCCGTGAGCAGGTTATCGCAATCCGTGAGGAGCAAGCTAAAGCCAAGGACGGGCAAGGTGCAAGCACCAAATCTTTCGCTCCGTTTGTTACAAACAAACAAGCTGAGGAATTTGTCAAAGCTACCTTCAAGGATGAGCAGTTGAAAACAAAATCAAACCAAGAGGCGAGCATTGCATTGAAAGCCCCTGAGAACTTTGGTTCCAGTGCCTCCTTTGTTGCTGGTTCACAGATCGACGCTTTCACTGGCAGGTATGTCGACCCAGTATTGTATCAAAGAACCAGAAAGAGAAACCTGATTTTGGAGCATATTCCGATTCTGACAATCGATGTTCCTAAGTTGCTGTATCTGGAAAAAGTTGAGGTCGGTACTGGCACGGCACCAAATAACGGAGCGGGCGGTGCTGATTGGATTGTGTCTGGAGGCCAGAAGCCCCAGCGTTCTTTCCGAGTAAAGACTGGGGAAGTAGAGGCGAAAAAGGTTGCAATTTTTGGAACCATTGAGGATAAGCTTTTGCGGGACGTGCCAAGCTTTGCAAACTGGATTAATCAGGACTTCACCGACGAAATGCTTGAGAAGTATAACGATGGGCTCTTGAATAATAACCCAGCCGTCGACGAGGATGCTCCGCTTGGTTTGAAGACCAACGCTGTGACCTATTCAGTGACCCCAGCATTTGACGAAACCATTACAGCTCCCGACTACATTGACGCAATCGTTGCATCTTTGGCCTCTATGAGTGCAAGCAAGGAAAGACCGAGCAAGGTGTTTGTCGCTGATGATGTTTTCTATGCGATTCACGTTTTGAAAGATCAGGACGGAAAGCACCGAAACAAAGACTTGGTTTATACCAATGCTGTCGGTCAGTTGTTTATCGCTGGGGCGGAGGTTGTGCCCGCTGATGCCGAGGACGTACCATCAACTCACTTCCTTTTGATCTCCCAAAGCCTAGGCTTCAAGATTCACAACTATGGGGGAATGGTATTGGAGCGAGGTTTGAACGGGGAGGACTTCCGTAACGACCGAACAAGCTTTAGAGGATATCAAGAAGTGCTTTCTTATATTCCTGAGCACCGTGAAAATTCTGTGATGTATGACACGTTCGCAAACGTGCTCACAGCGATTGAAAAGGTTGTGACCCCATAAGGAAAACCAAATAAGCGAGACGAAAACAGGTAAAAAATCATTCACATAACCAAGACAATAAAATGGCTGGAAAACTTAAAGACGTTCGAATTGTGACCTTTAAAAAGGCCTTCGGACGATACGACGCTGGAGATCATGCGATGCATAAATCTGTCGCTGAAAAGCTTAAAGCTCGGGGGGCTGATGTAACAATCAAAAACGCTTCCGAGGAGTACGAAAAGCTCGTTGATAAAGTGAAAGCGACCAAAGCTAAGGCTGAGGAGAAAAAATAAGCCCCTGAAAAAATGATCATCGACCAGTCCTATTTTGTTCGGGAAATCAATATCCCACAGCTCTCCCAGCCTCACGTCTGGGAAACAGTTGAGCTGTTTGGCACCAAATACCAAAAGCGATTCCTTCGGGATGTTTTTGGCTTGGAGCTGGCTAAGCTTATCGAGCAGTATCTTGAGGAAGAAGATAACGAGGTAGCAACATTGGACGAAAGGATTGGGCTCATTTTGGATGGTGCCGAGTTCACTTACAACGGACAGGAAAAGGAGTGGGGGGGCTTGCGGAATACCGATAAAGTTTCCCCTCTTGCTAATTTCATTTTCTACCAATTCACAAACGACGGCATCACACAACAAACCCAAGTCGGGGAAGCTTTTGGCACGGCTGAGAACAGCCAGAAAGCAAGCCCTGACGGGCGTTTGGTTTTTGCATGGATAGAGATGGTGGAAATGCTCGAAAGCTTGCGACAGCTTATGGAAAGCGGGGATTTCCCTGAGTATAGACCTGAGCTTGTTTATGAAATTCAAAACAGGTTTAATCTATGACTCCAGTCGTCGAGATATTTGGTCAGGTTGTGGCAAGGGTTGAGGCTCGTCTTTTGGCGGGCTTTCAGACTTTAGAGCCCTCGATTGCTGGCATACACTATGAGCACGGGCACCCGCTGGAAATCATTGAAACCCTCCAGCAAAAAGACAAGAGCCAAGCATACAGATTTCAGAAATACCCTTTGGTCGCTTTGTTTCAGGATTTCCCAGAGACAAACGCTGGCATCGGGTTTGAAAGCGAGGCGACGTTGCACCTAATTATCGCAAAGGGCACCCGTAAAGAGTACAAAGCAAGCGAACGATATCAGCACAATTTTAAACCGTTTCTCTATCCTGTTTATGAGGCATTGATGGAGGAAATAAACAAGGAAAAGCGGTTCCAGACGTACGGGGTGTCCAAGATACCTCATCAAAAGTGGGACAGGCTTTACTGGGGGCGAAACGGGCTGTTTGGCAATCAGGCGAATGTCTTTAATGACTTTCTAGACGTTATCGAAATCAAATCTTTAAAACTTAAAATCAATTTAAGATCATGCTAAATCAAAAAATATGCTTGGTCGGAGGAGCGAACACTGGGTTCGGGGATTGCACCCTTGACATCAAAAATGTGGTCGGGATTATCCTTACTCCTCCCTCAGCACAAATCGCAGAAGCGGACTTGGCCGACCTTGGTGCCTTTCTGTCCGACAAAGTAAACGCTGACGATCCGTCGGCTCGTTGGTACCCTGTTCACGGCTTCGAGGAAGTTGCTGATAATTCCGAGGAGGTACAAATTCAGACGCTTGGTTACGGGGGGAAAGCCGTTACCAGAGAGGGCGATTATGACTGGACTTTCCGTTTCTTGGCTGGAGGGCTTTGCCTTTCAAACAGCCTAAGAAAATTCAATGGCTCCCAGAAAGAGGTTTTCTTTATTGATGCAAACGGGGTTCTTTTCGGTTCCTTGGTTGACGGTAAACTTACCTCAGTTCCTTTGACGTTGTTTTATGCTCCTCCTTTTGGCCTGAACGATGGCTCAAATACTGCAAATTATGGGGTCAGAGTATCGTTCAAACCAAAGTATATCAATGAAAACCTCGGTTTTGTTGATACCAGTGCTTTGAACATTATCCTGTCAACTTTCAAAGGATTGCAGAATTTGGTTCTGGTTGTGGTCGACCCTGAAAACGCTCCAGTGACAAAGGTCAAAGCCTTGGCTGGTTGCGACAGAAGAAACCTTTTCAACCAGTTTGACACTGAGCTGGCAGTTGCTTCACTATGGAAGGCAAAGCTGGCCTCAACTGGGGCGACGGTTACGGTTGCATCGGTTACGGCTGACAGTGCTTCCGAAAGCTTTATTGTGACAGTCACGGCTCCAGCTGGGGACTATTACTTGGAGCTAGATAGCCCGTCTGAGTTGCTGGCTGGGGGAGTTGCTGGTTATGAATCAAAGCGGGTGCTGGTTGAATACACCCCATAAAAGACAGAAGATTGGTTAACTGGTTTCCAAAAGCTCGTTCCCTATGGGGGCGGGTTTTTTTTTATTTACTTGTTTGTTATATATTCGAGGCATGGCAAAGCGAAAGGATTTCTCCAAGTTCCAAGCCCCAGCTCAAAAAACTGGGACGAATTTCAGGATAAAGCTCACAATCGGAAAAACGCTGGAGCGGGCGACGGTGCAAGACGGTTTTGGTCTGGCACCAAACCAAGCCGAGGCTGAAAGCAGGTTTGAGAACATACTGAAAAGGACGTGGGGGGTGCTTAGTGCTGAGTTGTATTATGAAAACCATTTAATCAAAAAGCGATGAAAACGTACTGGAGGATTTACCATTACATCAACTCAACGCTCCGAGCATGGAACCGAAAGACCTATCTGGAAATCGGTGCTGGGGACGGGTTGAACGTGCGACGAGTTGAGGCACGGGAAAAAGTGTCGGTTTCGGAGGGCAAGCTTCCGAAGGAGTGGACGGGTTATCATTATGAAATGAAAACCGAGGACTTTCTGAACCTGATTGCACCCGATCAAAAAGGGCGGTTTGGGGTTGTTATGCTTAGGGACTGGAACTCGCAAAACCTAGAGGAAAGAGTTAAAAGGCTTTATCCTTTACTTATGCCAGACGGGGTTCTTATTGTTAGCGGTTTTGACCCAACTGGGGAAAAAAATGATGCTTGGAGGCTTGCGGTCGGTTTGAGAAACGAGGGTTATCCTTACGGGGTGCTCAAGGGTCGATTCCTTTTGGTTTACAAAGTAGAGGAGGAGCTGGTTGGACGGCTAAGGAGCCGAATGAGCCTTGGCAGTTATTTGAAGCAGGTTAAAAAATTTATCAACGAGGGAACAAGCGAATGAGACTGAACAAACTTCAAATCCGTGACATCATTTTGTTGTGGGTTTTGCTTTATGCTTTTTTTGCTTTCATTTATTGGGATTTTAACCCCTTAGATTGGAAGTGGACGGGCGGGCTGATTGCGATACTGGTTGGAATTAAAGGCACCAAAAATCATGTCACTGGAAAGTCTTAATCAAAAACGGCTCCGAGCAATCGCTGGGATGCTTCCTCCCATGAGTTACGAAACACGGGAAACCCAGAGCATAAAAGGGGAGGATTTATTGCTATCTGGTCACAAAGAGGTCGAGGGCAAACCTATTGAGGCCGAACGTGAGTATTTTATGCGGGTGCCAGTTTACAACGAGGCGAACCATTACAGAAGGCTCAAGAGAGCTTTTCAAGCAAACGGTCGAGAGGGGGTAAAGGCTTATCTGAGGGTTTTTGTGTCGGACTCGGCTAAGCTGGGCGAAACGATTGATTTGATCTTCCCAGAGGATGAAAACATATTAAAAAAGCTAGGGGTTCGGGCTAAGGCCTGACCCCTTTTTTGTCGCTTAATTTCAGGCCGTTTTCAGCGGTCTTTTTTGTTTTGGCTGTATTGATACGATTTTAGAAAGAAAACAGCGTGTCGGGCAAATCGGGAGAATTTAACTGTATAATCAAAAATATTCCCTTGAGTGCTTGGAGTATTATTTTTGGTTATATACTTTCGGACATACAGTTAACCAATTAAACACGATAAGCGATGAAAGTGACAGTAAATACAACCCAAGTCGAATTTGTTCACGGTAAAAAACCAAGCGGATTTGGGTGCTGGGTTTTTATAGGTGCCGACGATAGCCTTCACATCAGAGGTAACTACTCAAAGGCAAAGGCTCAGGCAATTAAGGAGGCTAAAAAAAGAGGCTGGAACGAATTAAAAGTAGGCAGTTAAAACAGCGGGGAGCGAACCTCCCCTTTTTAAAATAAACGGATAGAAAACATGATGAACAGGATTGAAATTTACCCTTCCAGAGAGCACTTGGATAAGGCTTACGGGGTTTTTTGTGCAAAGCGTTTCAAGGCTTTGCTGGTTGAGCGTTCTAGCTCTGGTATTTATGAGGGAGACAGCCTTGCGATGGATTTGTTTTGTGCTGAGCTGAGAAAGGCTGGGGCACTGTTTATGCCTTTACAGGTTGCGGGCTCTAAAATTGTGACGGTATGAGCTTCGGGATGAAATTGCATTTACGGGAGGAGGGTGAGCCGAACCAATGGCTCATCCATGATGGCAAAAAATGGCTCCTTTCTATACAGGTTAACGGAGAGCTCACGGCACCCCAGCAAGAAAGCCTCATGGAACAGATTTTCCCAGTTGTGGAATTTTGGAGGGGCAAGCAAAGGCTCAGAACTGTAAAGCTTTTCAAGGTGAACACAAACAAGCCGACCGAAAAGATAGAGCGACAGCTGGAGCTTGTTTTAAAAAGGTATTTTTGGGACGAAAGAACTGTTTCTTGTTTGGCTGGCTGGAGCGGGACGGACTTTGTTGATGGTTTTATCACTTACAGGATAGAGGGTTATGAAAGACACTGATTTGATGCCGTTTGGTAAGTACAAAGGCGAGGCGATGGCAAACGTGCCCGCTCTTTGGTTGGTTATGTTCTGGGATGCGAACAAGTTTTATTTTTTGGAAGGGCTTTTGGCACTTGAATCCCAGATAAAAGTCATGCAATATATTCAGGATTATGGGGTTGAGCACTTGCGAAAGGAGGTAAAAAATGGCTGAGCAACTTAAAGCGGATTTTGTGATTTACTTGAATGGCTTGCCTTTGATTGAGCAGAATAAACTTCTGGCAGGGCTAAAAAAGGAAATACAGCTGGCACGGGCTCAGGAGGTGCAAAGGTTGGAGGCAGAAATCCAGAAGATTAAAGTCGGGATGGAAGATTTGGAAAAAATGGTCAGAGAGGCCTGAAATCCTTGCGACGCTGGCTTTTCTAGGTGCCAGAGGTGCAAATACATTGAAACACGGGAAAAGGCCTGAAAATGGCTTAAAAAGGGCTGAAACTGTTTTCAGCCTTTTTTTTTGCTTTAGTGGATTTTTATCAGGGGGGGAGGTACTTTTGGAAATGACTATAAATGAGGCTTATAAAAGGGTTCAGCTCTTGGACTTGCGGGAGCAAGTGCCAGTCATTATCGAATTGACGGCTGATGAAATTATAGCCCTAAACCAGCTCCAGCTTTACAGCCAGTCCGTCGACCGTGACGGGGATGCTTTGGGGGGTTATTCGACAATCCAGTACGAGGAGCTCAAGCGGGGGCTGAACCCCCAGCTGGACGGCTTGGTTGATTTGTATTTGACAGGGGACTTTTACAGCGGGTTCTTTGTAAAGGTTGAAGGCGACCAGTTTATAATCGGCTCCAGCGACTCCAAGTCTGGAGAGCTTGAAAACCGTTACGGGAAAGCGATTTTTGGCCTTACAAACGAGAGCAGAGCCCTTTACATCAAAACCCAGTTTTTCACAGCTGTAAAAAATTATATCCAAGGCATAACCAAATTTCCCTTTCAATGATTGGAACCTATTACAACTCGATAAGCTCTTGCCCGCTGGCTGTTTTTATTGAGGTGCTCATTACTGAAAACCCAGCCAAGCTCAGACGCTGGGGGTTTCCCCCGCTGGTTAAAATGGCTGAGGCATGGGATGTGATTTTTGATGAGTACTTGCGGGAACAGGATGAAAGCAAATACCAGCTTTTGCTCAGGAGGTTGAAAGACGTTGCAATAACCAAGAATAAAATCAGGCTTTCGATAGGTGCTTTGCAAGTGCTGGAGCTAAAGTATAACCCAAAGCTCGTCGAAGTGCTTCGGTTACTGGGTTATCGCTACAAATTCAATCCAAAAGCCCCAGAGGCCTATTTCAAAGACTTGGACAGGGTGCGAAAAGAGGTTAAAAACCTGACAAACTATGTCCAAGAGGCCGAGGAAAAGCTAAGATCAAAGGAGAAATCGGCTGTAAAAGAGGCAGATTTTGACGGGATTTTGGTTGAATTAAGCAGGTTTCAAGGCTATCGGATGGATAAAAAGCAGGTGACAGTCAGTGAGTTTTTACAGGTTTTAAAGAATTACAAAACGCTAAATCAGAAAAAGGATGGCAAACAACGAAAGAATCGATGATATAATCAGCGACGAGGCCTTTGCTCAGCTTGACCTCTTGCTCAAAAAGCTAGGGGAAGCCCAAAACAGCTTCGGGGAACTGGCAAAAAGTGTCACGGCTACAAATACCGAGATAAACAAAAGCCAAAGCATCAAAGAATTCAACGATGCAATCAAGGAGGCAAACAAAAATTTCACCCAGCTGGAGGAACAGCAAAAGAAGGTCACCAAGGCACGGGAGGAAGCAAACAAAGCCGAAAAACAACTGGTCGAAACAACCAAGGCCAAACTCACAGTCGATGAGGGGGCAAAAAAGATCCTCCAAGAATACTCTGGCACGGTTGAGCAACTGATTAAAGTTCAGGTTCAAATCAAAGCAACTGTGAAGGAGCTCACAGCTGAACAGAAAAGTCTTGACGGGGCTTACCAGCAAGGGCTTGTTTCAGCTGAGGCTTATGCCAAACGCTCGGATGAAATAGCCGTTGCACTGGCAGAGGGGAGGCAAGCTGTGACTGATTTTAACTTGGAAATCCGTCGAAGCCTAAAGGAAAACAATGCTGTCGAGGGCTCTTATGATGCTGTGAGTGCAAGGCTTGACAGGTTGCGGGGGCTTTACAGGAGGCTAAGCGAGGAGGAGCGAAACAATATTGAGGTCGGAGGTGCTTTACTGCAAAGCATACAGCAAACCGACGAGGAGCTGAAAAACATCGACAAAAGCCTAGGTATCACAAACAGGAACGTCGGAAATTATCGGGAGGCTATTGAGGAGGCGCTTGACCAAACAGGGCTTTTCGGTCGTGAAATAGGGTTTCTCAAACAGGCGAAACAGTCTTATGATGCTGTTTCAAAGGTTGCGACCATATCGACACAGGGTTTTGGAAAGGCTTTGATTGCAACTGGTATCGGGGCGATTTTGATTTTGATAGGTGCCTTGGTTGCTTTCCTTACCAAAACTCAAGCGGGGATGGATTTAGTTGCTAAAGCGACAGCTGGGGTGACTACATTTTTGACGGTTTTCCTTGATGCTCTTTCAACCCTAGGGGAGCAAATTGTAAACAGTTTTCTCCCAATTCTTACAGGTTTAAAAGATGCTTTTGTTGGTTTGGTGACGCTTGACTTTGACCAGCTAAAGAAAGGGCTGGACGGGGTTAAAAACGGGCTGGACGGCATTGACCCGATTAACTTGGTGGAAGTAGCTAAGGAAGCAGGACGGGCAAGCGTGGAGGCTGTGAAACTGGCTGACCAGCTTAAAAAGTTGTCACGGGAGGAGCGGGCTTTGGAAATAGAGCGAAGCCGAAGCCGTGCAAACTTGGAAGCCTTGAAATTGATAGCTGAAGACCAAACCAAAAGCACCAAGGAAAGGGAGGAGGCGACCAAACAAGCTTTGAACGGGGAACAGGAGCTTTTGAATAAATCAATCGCTTTGAAGGAACGGGAGCTGGCAATAGTAAAAGCCCAAAACGCTCTCACAAAGTCAACCGATGCCGACAAGGACAAGGAAATAGATTTGGAAATTGAGCTGAACAACCTAAAGGAGGAAAGCACCACAAAACAAATCGAGCTGAACAACAAACTGAACGAGCTAAGGCGAAACGCTCAAACTGAGGAGCTGGCACGGCAAAAGGAGCGGGAGGCTCAGGCCAAAAAAGTATCTGAGGCAGTTTTTAAACTGGAGGACAGCCGTTTGGCACGGACACAGGAAAGGGCTCGGGAAGTAATTGAGGATGAAAAGCTGGCATTTGAGGACAGGACGGCAAACCTTGAAACCTACCTTAAAACAGCCGAGGAGAGAATTTTGCTTGCCCGTGACAAAGAGCTTTCAAATGCTGATCTTTTGAAAGAAGACAGGCTAAGGATTGAGGAACAGGCTCAAGCCGAAATCGAAGCTGTAAAAAAGCAAGGGGCGGTCATGGCTGAAAAGATTTTGCTTGACCAGCTTGGCAAAGAGGAGCGGGCACTGGTTGAGGCAAACAAAGCAATCATCGACAAAATAAAACAAGGCGAAGCAGAAAAGCTCACGGCACTGAATGAGGAATTGAATTCTGGTTTGATTGGGGAAAAGGAATACCAAAACAAACGGCTCCAGATTATCCAAGAGGCGGGACGTGCTGTTTTGCTGGAGGAGATTAAACAGGCTCAAGCCGTTATCGATGCAAACAAAGCTAAGGGGCTCAACGTGGCAGAGGAGGAGCGACGGCTGGCAGAATTGAAACAGCAACTATCCGAGGAAACAACCCAAAAAACCTTGGAGGATTTGGATAAAATAGCCCAAAGGGAGGAGGAGATTAAAGCCTTGCGGGAACAGCTGGCAAACGAGGTCGCAAACCTTGTCACGGCACTGGTTCAGCGACGTTTCGTAAAGCAAGAGGAGGAACTGGCTAAGCAGGAGGAGCAAATCGAAATCCAAAAGCAACGGGAAATCGATGCTGTAAATGCAAGCGTCCTCACGGAGGAAGAAAAACAGCTTAGGATTTTAAATGCTGAAAAAAAGGCTGAGCTCCAGAGGGCAGAAATTGAGCGAAGGAGGAGGAAAATTGAACTGCAAAAGGCACGGTTTGAGAAGGCTAAAGCTATTTTAGGAATTAAGGTTGACACAGCCCGAGCGATTGTGGCTCAGTTGCCTTTCTTACCAGCTTCAGCTCCTTTGATTGCTTTGATATCAGCGATTGGTTTGGCTCAGCTGGGGACGGCACTGGCACAACCGATTCCCCAGTTTGCTAAGGGAACAAAATACAGCCCAGAGGGTCTGGCAATAGTTGGAGAGGAGGGAATGGAAATGATTAAAGACCCTCAAGGGAACGTTTCTTTTACGGGTGACAGTGCTGAGCTGACATACCTAAAGCGGGGCTCCGAGGTTGTGCCTCACAAAGAGGTCGTCAAAATGATGCAAAACGATTCAGGGGTTTGGGAGGCTATGATTGCAGAACAGCGACGGGGCACTTCCGAGCTAAAAAAAGCACTTTCAAAACGTCCTGAAAAGGTGCTAAACGTGACAAAGGGAGGGCTTTTCTACCTTTACAAACACGGGGGAAAGGTTGACAAGTATGTAAATAAATTGCTCTAAAGTATGCAACCAGAAAAATTCAAATACAGCCTCCAGATAGACGGGGTTTGGTATGTTTTGGAAAACGCTCCCGACGGCTGGGAGGACACGGTTTTAAATTACAAACGCTCCCCGAATTACTGGGGGCTCATTCGTTCTTTCACAGTGCCTTTGACGTTTGTTTTGGACGGGGCTTGGTTGCTTAGGCGGGAATTTTACAGGAACAGGGCTGGGGCGAAAGCGACTTTAAAGATTGAGGCTTTACGAAATAGCGACTGGACTTATAGGCTGGTCGAGTTTGGGGAGGTTGATTTTTCCGAGTTTAAAGACGAAGGAAATTCGGTATCGGTAACGGTTGTCAGGGCTGGTCTCTCTGAGGCCGTTACCAGCTCCGACAAAAACGTTTATGAGTTCAACCTAAACGACCCGAAAGCGGTGCTGGTTGAAATTCCCAGTGTGTCCTTGATTGATTTTGCTCAGCTTTTGGTTTTGCCTCAGACATACAGCATCCCGAACACTTACAGGATTTTCCCGCTTGACGTGGTTCAAAACGACTTGATAAATGAAAAGGTACAAACACAAATCATCGAAGCTTCGACGGTTGTGTCAAGCCTAGGAACAAGCGACAGCTGGTTTGTAAAAGCAAACGAGGCGACATCAGTTACCATTTCGGGAATATTGGAGGCGATTTGCGGGATAACCCAGTTGAGCGACAGGGTTTTTGTTGAGCTTAGGAACGGAGCAAACCAGCTCAAAGGTAGTTTGGTCACATACTTGGCAGGACAGCAAGTAAACCAATTCAGAACCGACTTTAGTATTTCATTTGAAATGGAAGCTGGGGAGGAAGTTTTCTTGGTTACTCGATACACTGGGAACATCAGCCAGTCACAGCGGGGAGATTTGACGGTGCAATTTTTTGAGGTAAAAATCACAAACGAAATCCAAAGCCCTCCAAGCCAAGCCAAGGCTTTCCCAGCCTTTGCACTTTACGAAAAGCTCTTGGAAAAAATGGCTGGAGAGCCCGTGAATTGCGACAGCGTTTTACTAAAGGGAAGCAACCTGTTTTTCGCTTGCGGGGATTCGATACGGGAATTTGAAAGCCCTATTTTGAAGACCAGTTTTGCCGATTTTTACAACTCTGTCGACGCTCTTTTGGGTTGCGGGTTTGGTATTGATGGGGAGGTTGCACGGTTGGAAGTAAAAGAATTTTTCTTCCGTGAAATTGAGGCCTTGCACCTAGGGGAGGCCAAAAGTTTTGAGCTTTCTGTTTCCCAGCAATTTCTTTTCAACGGATTGCGAGTAGGCTACAAAGAGCAGAACTATGAAAAAGACCAAGGGCGGGAGGAATTTAATCAGGGGCAAGGCTGGACAAGCCCAAACAAAAGAACCGACCAAGTCCTTGACAGGATTTGCCCGTACCGAGCCGATCATTTCGGGGTTTCAGTGCTTAGGCGGTTAACCATAAGTGACAACGCTCTGGGGGTTGATACCGAAAGCGATAATGATGTTTGGGTTTTACAGGGATCAGGAGTTGAGGTTGCTGGTGTTTACAAGCTGGAGCGGGGTGCCGACTTTACTTATGTCGCTGGAATTTCAAACCGTGACAACGTGATAAACATAAACCTGAGCCCTAAGCGGTGCCTTTTACGGTCTGGCTCATTTATTGGAATAGGTTTGGATGGCTTTGAAAACAAGCTTTTGGAGCTGGCAAGTGCCGAGAAAAACGCTGGCTTGGTTGCTGAAAAAGCTGGCTCAATAGTTTATGAAAATCAGCCCTTGGCGATTTCGGCACTGGGGCGAAAATTGTTTTTGCCTTACTTGGTGAAAATTACGGTTGCAATGCCGAAAGACGGTTGGTCGCTTATAGATCAAAACCTGTTCGGGTTCTTTTCTTTCTCTTATAATTCCCAGACATTTAGGGGATATATTGAGGAGGCAAGCAACGACATCGGCACAAATACCGAGCGAGATATTTCCCTTTACTTGCACCCAGCGACAAATCTAAACAACTTGATAAAATGACGTTTTACATCGCAAATCTGAACCCTTTACGATTCACGGGGGGAGCTGGAAATAAATTTGATCGGCTGTTCATGGCTGACCTTTTCAATAAATGGCAGGATGAAAAATGCTATTTACAGAAATGGAACCTAGGCGACGAAACCAAAATTCAAGTCCTTTCTGACTTTGAGTTTACTTTTAAGGTTTATGATTTGGACGGGGTGCTGGTTAATACGATTGAGCCCGTTGAGGTTGCTGATAACATCCAAGGCAAGACTTTCACGGTTTATGAGGTGCCTTTGGTGTTTGACACGGCTGGGGAGTTTTATGCTGTGATCGAGTACGAGGACAGCACAATGATTTCAGAGGCTTGGACGGTCGGGGAGTATGCTGACACAATGCTTTTCAAGTACAAAAATTCAGAGAACAATTTTTCAGTCCTGTTCGACACGGGACTGGAATTTTGCTTTAGGGTTGAGGGGCTTATCGGGGAGTTTGAACCAAAATCGGACGACGTTATTTACAACGACCAGCTCAAAAACAGCACAATTTTAAACTCGGTTCCGTGGAGGTCTTTTACTATGTATGCGGGGCAAGAGGCGGGGGTTCCTGAGTGGGTTGCTGACAAAGTGAACCGAATTATGAGTTGTGACATCGTTTGGGTTGACAGTGAGAACTTTGATGGTTATATTTCGAAAGTCGAGGGGGCTGAATGGGAAGTGCTCAGGGCTCAAGAGTATGCTTTCATCGGTTTAAAGACGGAAATAATGCCAGTAGAAAACAACCTACTGGAAAGGCTAAAAAGAGGAGAAAACGGCTCGACAGGTGGAGCATCAAATTTTAAAATCGTGCAAAAGGTTGACAACTATTACGAAGTTTCAGGGAGTTTGACGCTGGGTTCAACCTTTGCGAAATACAAGTTGCTGGAAAAAATATGCATCGAAAAAAGCGTCGGGGGCTCAGCCTTTGAGCTTAAAATAGGCATAACCAACGGGGGGGATGAGATAGGTAAATTTTTGATCGACGAGCCCGCTCACACTCTGCAAATCAATCATCTTTTCTTGGGCACTCAGGCCGTTTATCTGACTGGCATAACCAGTGAGCTCCCATTTGTTTCGATCATTTATAAAAACCTGATTGAAACCATTACAGCGGGCGGGGGTGCCCCTAGCTCAGGGGATGTTCCTTTGGGTGCGATTTTGATCTTTAGCCCCGTAACTGGCAGAACAATCACGGACGATTTCGACGTTCTGACAGGCCTTGGAAAAGAGGGGACTGGCTGGTATGGCTGGGCGATTTGCAACGGCTCCAACGGAACCCCAGATATGAGGTCGAGATTTGTTATGGGTTATCACAACGGCACAAACACGGACGGAGATATTGGAGGCGAGGCTGAGGTTACTCTTTCCGTCGCTCAGTTACCAGCTCACAGTCACGGGCACAAAACAGCGGTCGGGAATGCCTACAAAAGAGGAAACACTGGAACCGAGTTTTTTGATGATGGCAGAAATACCGTCGTACAAACCGAGGAAACAGGCGAAGGGGAGGCTCATAACAATATTCCCCCATACATTGTCAAAGCATACGTCCAAAAAATATTCTAAAGCATGGCAGTTCACGAAATACAAGCAAGGCGAGCAATCCTTGAGAAGCTCCTAAGTAATTCCCCAGAGGGAAGGATTTTAGCCGAGGCGATTCTGGCTTATGCTGGGGAAACTACCTTGGACGATTTTGATTTGGTTTATAAAAAGTGGGTCGCTGACCAGCTGGCAATCATTGAAGTGGGTGCCAGTACCTTTTTCGGATCGTTCCCGACACTGGTTGACCTTGAGGCCGATGCAACTCCAGTCCCCGAGGGGGCTTATGCTTATGTCGGAACAGGTGTAAATTTTAAAATCTATTTCTGGGACATAGATGCCGAGGCTTGGTCGCTTGTTGTGGGGGAACAAGGTGAAGCTGGGGAAGTTGATTTGGGGGTTACGGATTTGAGGTACTTGAGGAAGGACGCTCCAGAGCACGTCACAGAACCTCTGACCGTTGAAAATCTTATTTTAACTGTCAACACGCCAGCCGAGGATCCAGTCTTTTATT